AAGAGCTTCTAGTTCTGCTCTTGATGCTGTTTCATAAATAAGTTTCTCAACAGTTTGTGCAGTTGCTTCAACTCTACCTAACCAATTATTTAATTGTGTTAGTTCACGAAACATCTCTTCCCTGGCTTCTGAATATTTTTTACTATTATCACTAACATCTTTTTTTAACATCATGATCTGTTTTTCATTGTCATCAATAATATTAGTAAGTTTTGATGCGTAATTGATACCTGAATAAATAGCTACTAATATAGATATAATAACTGGAATACCTGCTATGTATTTGAAATTCATTTTTTAACACTTCCATCTTTTTCTAGCTTGTCTAAGTCTAGACTTCGGGTTAGCTGCTGCTTTAGGGAATTTTTTCATTTGACCAGCGCTCCTTGCACAATAAGATTTACGTCTTTTGGCAGCTTTAGATCCAGGTTTAACTTTACCTGTAACAGCCGTTTTTAATTTAGATCCTGGATTGTCTTTTCTATACTTCTTGACTCCAGTGGTAGTCATTCCCGCTCCACTCTTGGTGGAGCGAAAATATTTTTTTGTCTTAGGTGGTTGCTTGTCCTTAGCCATCAAAAAATGTAGTTACATTGTTAGCGACAGTAGGGGCAAATTCTATGTAACAGCCTCTTTTAAATAAAACACCATTGTCTGGTATATAAGGTGCTAATTGATCTGCTGCTGCCTCTGTTCCAAAAACTATTGTTGAAGTTGGACTAGTAATCTGTTCCGTCGTAGTTGATATATTAGCATCATAATAAGTAATATTACCAGCTGTAGCTGCGCTAATACCATTAAGACCTCTTACTCTAGTTCTTCCAGTAAAGATAATACCTTTTTGTACGCTATCTAAAACAAAACCAACTGTTACGCTTCCTGTAATAGCTGCATTAACTGACATCGCAGTTATGGTGTTAAATTCAGCACTTGCTAAAGTTACATCAGTACTTGCCCCTGGACCAGCGAAAGCGCTGCTAACACTAATTCCTGAAGGGGATGTTCCCACAATAGTAAATTCTACATCACTATTATCAGAACCGTTTCCGAATACAGTTATATTTCTTCCCATATTAGTTCCTGAAATAGTAGCCACGCCAGTAGTAACTAAATAACCATTTAAAGTTAAAGCACCCGATCCAGCAGTTGTTTGAGAGTTACAGATAGCAGATTCAGAAACAGTAGCATTCGCCGCAGTTAGTGTTTGAACAAATTTACTTTTTACGTCTGATACATTTGACATTTTATCTCCTTTTCATGTGGGGGCTTTCACCCCCACTAATTAATATCTGTTACGCTGGTGACTCAGTGTAAGTTACATTTCGGTCTTGTGAACCCATGATGTAATCTAGTGTTGTCACTCTAGTTCCTGTGGCATCACCTGATATGCTAGCAACACCTAATTTTAATAGAACTGTAGATGCTGGTATGTTTGTAGTGCTAACTCCAGCAAACTTTCTATTAACATAGAACTCTACTTTGTCGGTTGTATTACCTTTAGTAAATTTAAAACCTAGTGTTACAAAAGTATCATCAGTTATTGTTGATAAAGTTGGGTCTAAGGTTACAAGAGTTGGAGTATCAGCAGCTTCAGTGGCTGCTAATATAACAGGTGAACCGTCATTTAAGAGAAAAGCAATTACGTTAGATGAAGAAAACATAGCTTCTGGGTTTGTAGTAAAAGTTTCTGTTAATCCTACTATTATAGCTGATTGATCTACAGTTGAGTTTTTAATTCTAGTTTCAACCCATAATGAATCTCCAACAATTGATGGTGTAGAAAAAGTTTCTAATTTTTGTTGAATAGAAGCTCCATCATCATCTGTAGTTGCAGTTGAAGTCAAAGTAAGCTCACCAGTAGCAGAATCGCCTACTGCAACGGCTGCTCCAGTATCTTTTATAATAGTCCAGTCATTAGTCTCATCAACGGCTCCTGTATTAAAATCATCCATATAATGAAATTGATCAGGCCACATTGATGTGTTTAAGTTTTGTAGTGATGGACGCTGTGCTGAAAATAGCAGCGGTCCTTTAAAGTGTGTTCCAGCCATAGTAAAACCTCCTTGGTTGTATAGACCTTTCGATACATAGTCTCTATACCGTCTGACAAGCTCAGTGTATGTATCTAAGTGTTAATGCTTGTACCTTCTGTTATAGAATAAAAAAAGGGCGCAGTAAAGCGCCCTTTAATAAATAATGTTTTAAATTGTTACTTATGCACCAGATGTACCGAATACACAACGAGGATCAGAGAATCCATAAGAATATCTCTCTCTTGCTTTGTATCTGATATTACCTGTATCGAAGTCGCCTTCCATAACTGTTTTTAATGGTGTTCTTACAAAGTGTTTGAAACCATTTGGACAGTCAGTTTTGATGTAGAAAGCGTCAGCATCAGTTAAGTAGTGATTAACAACATAGCCTTCAGGAATCATTGACATGTTTCTGATTGCGTTGATGTCGTTATCAGCTGTACCAACTCTTAGTGTAGAGTTCATAAGCCTATCAGCAGAGAATTGTAATTGTCTTGGGACAATTAATTTCATTCCTTTGATAGCTGTTCTTAATCCTCTTTCGTCAAGGAAAGCTGCAATGTCGATTAGTGACTGCTCTAATGATGTTTCATTTAAGTCAGCGTCTGTTGCTAATCTATTTTGCAAAAATCCACCTGATTGAAGAGGGTGCTGAGTGTTAACTAAAGATACGCCGTCACCACCTGGGTTTGTTCCAGCAGCACCAGCAGCAGCAAATGCGTTGTTTAAAACAGCCGCAGCTTTTACTTGCTTAGTGTTTGCCATTGAACGTGCAAGGGCTCTTGTGTATCTAGCAGATAATCTGTCATACAGGTTATCTTCAACCGCTTCTTCTGTGATTGAAAAAGCTAATGCGATAGTTTCGTGTGTGTACCTAGCTGTGAAAACTTCGTTTGCTGTGTCAAATGCGACTCCAGCTCCCTCATTTTTAACAGGTGCACCAGCAAAACCAGCTAACATTACTTCTTCTTCGAATGCACGATCTGAAGATTCAGAATCAAAGATCTCTTTATCTTCATTATCGTAACGTGCGTACTCCAAGCCAAACAGGGCGTTTAGACCTGGCTCTAACTCTTTAACGAGTTGTGCTCTTGATATAGCCATAGTTTATTAACTCCCTATATGCCTGCAAGATTACTTGAGTAAAAATGCTTGTTAAGTTTAACTACGATATTACAGTTGTTAGAAGTCACATCAGAGTTTTCAGGGTTATCAGATAATCCAATAACTCTCACTGCTGTGTTTGCTCCAGTTCCAAATGTAGAACTATTAACTTGCGCCTGAGATGTCCCAGACCCTGTGTAACCGTCAGTCATGTTGACTAAGTTTGCTGTTTGACCAATGTTTGTATTTGCGAACGCGCCAGATACTTGAACTTCAAATAATTGGTTTGGATCGTCAATAACGAAAGCATTGATTATACCATCGTAAGATGAAGTAGTGTTTGGAAAATAGTTAGACCATGTTGGTTTTGAAGAGGATACATCTACCCACTGTGCACCATTGAACACACCTAACGCAATATCCGCAACACCAGTTGCAACTTGGATTGTACCACCAGCTACCATTTTCACAAGTGCTCCTTGGAAAATGTTTCCTGTATTTTCCCCATTCGCAATTGCATATCTAGTCTGTCCATTTGTAGACGGACCTGATCCTTGCATACGAACCGGGTTAAAGCCAAAGGCTCCATTTTGGTTTGCCATGTTATACTCCTTTATAAAGTATGGTTATTAAGTAAGTGCTACGTCTTGGTTTTTTAAAAACTATTCGTCTTTTGAAGAACCACCGAACGTAACTTTAGTTTTTCGCTCTGGTCTATGTAAAGGCATAGAAGGATGTTCGTCCTTAAAGAGATCGTTATCCACTGCATCTTGCTGATCCTGGGATATTTTTTTGTAATAATCATTACGTTGTTTTGCTATCTCTAAAGGCACCTTTGCCAATAATAATCCACCCACTGAAACAATACCTTTGTGTTTTCCTTCAGCTTCGGTTGGGAAATCAAAATCGGGAAATTCGTCAGCTCGGACAAGTTCATAACCTTGTCTAATTCGACCGATAACATTTTTGTTATCTTCATATCCTCTTACTGATTGCCTAATCCATCTGAATTTATAACCTTCAGGTGCGTCAGGGGTATCAAGCGTACTTGGTAGTTGCCATTCTTTTACTCGACTTTCGCTTTTCCTTGTGGAAGCAGATCTTGGTGTTTTATCTATCGTCATATTAATTACCTCTCTGTAACTTTAGTTTTTCCGACGCATATTGTTCGTTGGAAAGACCAAGTCGTTTTGCGATTGCCGCTTCTGAACTTGACAACTTAACTATGTTGCGTCCTGTGCCTCTGTTTCGACGTGCGCCTGCAACGGTTTGGACGGGCTGTTGCGTGACGGATTCCTCTTGTGGAGAAACTTGTTCAAACTTATGAGGGAGATTATCTCTCATTCGTTTATCAATTTCAGTATAGTAGTAATCTGTACGAGGATCAACCCCCTGATTAACTAATTCTTCGTGAATTGCATAAGCGACGTTTGTCATAACTTTATCTGAACCAAACCATTCATTACCAGCTGCCCAAGATTCTGCTTTAGGATCTTTAACAGGTTGTTGTGGTTGTTGTTGTGGTATTTCAACTT